GTACGTCTTCGCCGTGTCGGCGAGCGTGGTGTCCTCGGCATATTCAGCCGTGAGGGTGAAATTAAAGCCCGTGACCTCGCCCACCGTGTTGGTGCCGACTTTCACAAGCCCTTCTGTTCCGTGGTGATTCGCCATTTCTGCTCCTGGTCAAACTGCGGTGGAGACGATGTTTTCTACCGTCCGGTAATTGACAATGAATTCGAGACGCGCCGAGCCAATCGGAGCATCTCCGTCGAATGAATGCGTGATCGCCGTTGAGGCTAGAAAAATGTCATCAGCCAGCCCGTCCACGGCCTGGTTATTTGCGATGGCGTGTTCAGCCAAAACACAGAGGTCATCTAGCGCGTCGTCAAGGTTCGAGACGGCTCGCGTCACCAGCTCGACAATTAGCGTCAGAGACCGTTCCTGCTTTCGCGGGTAGGTCAGCGTTGAATTGGTAACGGCCTCCGTTAGCGTGTAGACAAGCGCCGCTGTTGTTCCCGGCGGCAATGGATACACGCGAGACTGAGTAATCGTCGTGGCCACTGAGGCCGTAACCAATATCGCGCCAATTTGCTCGCGAATTTGTTGGCGAACATGAGGCCCGGTAACCGATGATGTAAGGATGATTGGCATTTAATTTCCTTACAAAACTTTTATGCAAAACTAAAAATAGCTTGGCGTAGCACCATCGCTAAACGCTCGCCTAAGTAAGTACCTCCGGCAACATTAGGGTGGGTGTTATCGTCGGTGTAGAGGTCGCTGTTACCATTTCCGACTGGAGCTGCGGTGGTTCCAGTGCCAGTCCACCAGTTCGCACCACTTGGATTTGCGCCAGCTACAGCACCTGTCCAAGTTCCAAATGGGCCATATGAGTACCCACTAGACGTTATTGTGTAGTCTGTGAATGGGTCAATATAAATCCAAGGGCCACTAATTTCTTGAAGTTTAGCAAAAATAATATCGCTTTTAATTTTCCAAGCTGGCCCTTGAGAATTATTGCCCCAATTGTTATTTCCTTGACTAGTAACCCACGGGGCCATTACAACCAAAAGTGAATTTGGGCCATTGAGTCTTGCTTGTGCAAGAGTTGAGGCAACCGATGTCCTGAATGATGCTTCCGCAATAGCAGCAGATGCATATACGGCATCTGCACTATTAGCATTATCGTTAATACCAAGTGCAATTAACGTAAGGTCAGGGTTCTGAAATAGTGCCATGTCCGCAATACGGGAACGACCAGCATTAGCTTCTAGCGGCTGACCTGCGGTTGGCTGATATCCAGCACCACCATATGCATTTGTCAGAACATCAAAAATTCCGAGGCGATGTAGCGCTTCACGATACAAACCATTATTTAGCCAATACTGTGTGTCAGATTGACCATACGAGTCAGCCATTACCATTGCCCAAGGTTCACCGCTTCTATCCCATCCCTGAACACTGTCCTTAGCATCAGCGAGAGCAAAATTACCGACTGAACCACTAGAGGGGTACATTGAAATTTTACGAGTTGCCCGACTGCCAAAATCAATTTTTAGCCAGCAATTTTGTTGACCGTCTGCCAGATTAGTAGCGCCTTCTGTTCCATTGGTCATTGTCTTTGTAATTCTTTTATTGTAAGAAAATGTATTATTTACCATCAGTGTCATAGATTGGTTTGCACCACCACCTAAAAACTCAAAGTACTGACCATCGTGGATAAAATGCAATGGGGGAGAATAGTAAGCAAAACCAGCAGGACTGCCAGCTATGTTTGCACTTGGCTGAGAACAAAGAAAAGCGTTTGTATTATTAGGACTTGTCTTGTCAAGACCACTTGCAAAACGCGACCACAAGCGTTCAGATTGAATCATTACTGTAGCATTAGCATACTTACTTGTTACCAAAGTAACTGAAGCGCTATTCGGACTTGGATTATTCTGTGTATTACGAGTAATACTGAGCGCAGAATAACTTGCAACATCTGGGCCAGTCGTTGGCGTATTTAGAATTGCTTCCTTTATACGCGCAATCGATGGCGTAATAGCGGTGTTAATTATTGGCGGGTCGTACAGGATAAAATCGCTGTAGTTACTCGTCACAAAGTTGGTAGCGCTGATTGACAGCCTGTAATGACCGTTAGCGGCGTAGAAGGAAAACTCGCCTGCCGAGTTGGTTGTTACCGTGTTAGAAGGCAGTAACCCAGTTCCGTTGCCGCTGTAGATAGTGGCCGGCGTTGACGTTCCAAAGATGAACACGCCAACAGACGCGCCGGCAATTACGTTGCCGAACTTGTCCTGAATTACGTTCTGGTATTGCTGCACGATTTATTCCTCATAAACATATTTTTAAATCTGTCCTCAAACATGAGGAGTGAATTTAAGTCTGCGCCTCAAGTCTTAACTTCGACACGCCCGTGCCGTCCGGCTGGAACTCGCGAATGTTGTAGAACACCGCGTTGACCGTAAGACGGTCGCCGACCGTGTAGCCGGCAGGCAGATCTGCCGTCCGGCAGTAGAAAACGGGCTCTACCGAGTCGTAGGGAACCTCGGCCACTTCGACCTGCACGAACTCGCTATCGAAGATGCCGTTAACCGTCGAATTGGTCGTGACACGCCGATAGGTCGCAGCCGTGCCGAAGTCGGCCACGGCGAAGAACACCGCCCGGTCTGTGGCGCTCTCAACGGCCACGAGTGCGGAGCTTCTGCTTCAGAGGGGCATCATTAGGTGGCAGAGCCGGCGCGTCTTCTGCGGGCGCTGGCTTCGGCATATGCCACGGCAGAGCGCGGCCCATGCCGAGCAGCTCGTTTGCCACCTCGTCCGACACCTCGACCACTTGACCGATGTCGTGGTGTTCGCCGCCGAGCCTAATCGCTCGGGTCAGTTGGATTTTTCGTGCCATAGCTTGTGCAATTCCTTGTCAGTAAAACGGACGCGCTCGGGGCGCTCCATCTGGTCGCGAACAGTTAGCCAGGGCGTGCAGTCCTGTCCCTGTACGCCGTGGCGCTCCAAGGAGTGCCAATAGCGCCTGTCAGCCTGATAGGCATCGCAGCCCATCACTACGATTTCGTCGAATCCGAGGAAGCCGGCGCACCATGTCGCCATCGGTCCGGAAAGGCCGACATTTGGACAGGTGCTCGTAAAAAGTACGTCTGGACGCTCGCGAATGACCGCGTATGGCGTGATGACGTTGATCCGGTACTGCTGGACCACATACCAAACCCGAGGGTCGGCAAAAAAGCAGTAGTCGAGCGGGAGAATGAGGGCGTGTTGGTTCAGGCCAATCAGCCGGCATTCATCCGGAATCGTGAGCAGGTCGCGGGGGAGAGAAGGCGCACCACCAAGGATGCAGACCGTCTCTCCCGCGTGACGGTTTGGAAATGCTTCCAGTTCCATTCGTAGCGGACCGGGGCGGCTTTTACACCGCCCCAGCCCATCCACTTAGGTCGTGGTGTAGTCCGAGACCACGGCGAACGATTCGGCGTGACGGACGGCGATGTCGCAGTCCATGAGCGTCCGAATACGCAGCGTGCCGGCCGCGCCGCCCGTGTACGGGTCGACGAGGACATCCAGCCCGCCCCAGTAGCCCACGAGCAGCTCCGAGAAGTTGCCGAAGAACATCGCCGAGCAGACGCCCGAAGACGAACCCTTGGTCAGCGCGGAGCTGATTTGCTGGGTCGCCTCGAAGCGGTAGCCGTTGAGGTTCGACGGGTCCTGAAGGATGAAGTTGCCTTCAACGCCCGAGGACTGCTTCGCCGTCGTCATCAGCTTGGCCTTCACCTTCGGGTTGGTCACGTAGGCAAGGCTGCCGGCCAGCGCGTTGTCGATTTCGACTTCGCGCATGAGGTTGACGACCGAAGCCCAAGTCGGAGCGCCGCCGTTCGTGCCGATGGCCACCGAGCCGATGCCCGACTGGTTGATGATGCCGAGCGGCTGACCGTTGGTGCCGGTGCCGTGGAACGCAGCAGCGTCGACTGCAATGGCCAGAACCGTGGCGAGGTCCGAACGAACCAGCGCTTCCACGCTGGGGTCAGACTGCACCACAAGGCGACGGCTCATGTCGGTGAACGTGCCGACGAACTTCGGCGACATCGTTACCTGGGCGAACGTGTGGTTCGACTCGGTGAACGCGCTGTTTTCCGAGACCCAATAGGCGGTGGCAGCACCCGACTGGCGGGGAATGGCCACGTTGCCGCGAAGGCCCGACAGCACCGAGGCGCCGAGGGTGTTTACGACCATGCGGTTGCGCAGGATTTCGATGAACGAGCCACCGAGGAAGTCCGTGCCAACGAGGTTGCCGCCAGCCGAAGCCGTGCCCTGAGTCAGGTCACGCTGCTGGATGTCCATTGGCATGAAGAAGCCGCGAGCTTCACGGCCCAGACGGGACGCAACAGCCTGCGAGGCTTCACGCTCCAGACCAGCCTTCGCCCAATTGCCTTCGGCAGCGGCAGCGATGGCGCGGGTCAAGGAGTACTGAGAGCCTTCACGGGCGCTCATGCCGATGGTGGCGGCCGAGTCCTCGAGGGGCTTGGTGCCGACCTTGTCGAGCAGGGCGCCACGGAAGGCGTCGATGCTCACGCCGTCGTGGATGGCCTTCTCAGCCAAAGCACGCTGGTTGTGGCGGGTGCCGAGTTCGAGGATGGAGGAAGCGCGGCTGCGCTCCTCGCGGGCTGCATCGGCGGCAGCGTTCGACAATTCGATGCTCATCTTAGATTCCTTTGACGCAGGCGCGTCGTTGATTTCAAAAGCACGACCGACGCCCACCCGGGCGTCTGCCGGAATCGACACGGACGAGATTTCAAGCGGCGTCCAACGAACCGCGCGATAGGTGTCAGCCTTACCGCGATCGCCCTTCGTCACCATCCACTCATCCACGACGTAGCCGACGGAAACATTCGTGCGAATGCCGTCCGCTACGTCTTGCAGGATTTCTTGAGCCCGTGCGCTTCTCCCGAAACGCACCCGCGCC